TTTAAATATAAAATGCCAGCTTTAACTGAACTTGATATTATGAATATGGTGAAATTTCCTTGTCAAATATTTGTTGAAACTGGAACTTATTTGGGTGAAACTACCAATTTAGCAAAAGATATATTTCAAGAAGTACATACAATTGAAGTTAAAAAAGAATTATTTGAAAATGCTAGAGCAAAATTCTCTCAGCATTTGAATGTAATATGTCATTTAGGCGATAGTTCTATTTTACTTGAAAATATTTGTAAAACTTTGAATAAACCTACATGCTTTTGGTTAGATGGACATTGGTCTGCCGGAGATACGGGTAAAGGATTAAAAAATGTTCCTTTATATGAAGAACTCGAACTAATTATGAAACACTGTTCTCAAAAATGTGTAATTTTGATTGACGATTGTAGATTATTTGAAAAAACAGGAAATGATCTAGATGGTTGGGAGGTAATTAATAAAAATACTATTTTAGAAATTGTTCAATCAAGATTGGATTCTTATTCATTTTATCCTTCTTCCTTACATCCCGAAGATAGAATGATAATTGCATTAAAATAGAACGTTTAATTCGTTTACTTTATTTTTTCTCTATTTTCTAGAAGCGTTTTTAAATACTTTAATTGAAATGCCAATTTAGACTTTGAGCATATTTAATTTGATTTTCTGGTGTAGAATAACCTGACCAAATATGAATCCCTTTATAATTATTTGGAAATGATAGTGGATAATGCATTAAGATTTGACAACTTATATATTCCCAGTCTAAGTTTACACTTTGTAATTTATTCAAACTTTCTTTTGAAAAATTATATCCAACTGGTTTAAGTTTTACATCATTACAATGTCTTAATGCACAATCAAATATTTTTTGATCAGCACATCCACAAAATTTCTTTTGTAAAAATCTATCTCTATAAACTAATTCTTTATAACCTGAATTTCTATCATATATCCAAGAAACTAAGTTCTTAAAAAATTTTATAGTATTTTCATTTGAAATAACTTTATAAAATCCAATGTTAACTTCATCAGAATATGTATGTGAACTAATTAACATTTCTTTTCCACCTTCAAAAAGTTTATTAATATCAACTTTCCAAAATATATCAGCTTCACTCATAAAAACATTAAAATTATTTTGTAATAAAACATATGTCAATAAAAATTTTGAAATACATACTAATTGTTTAAAATTATTTTTAGTTTTATCTAGTAAAATACTTGGAATATTTCTTTCTTGAAAATATGTATGAGTTTCATTATCAAAACTACACATAGCAAAACAAACATTTGGAATATTAAAAGTATTAATCATTTCATCAAATCTTAATTTATAATTGATATCTGATAATGAATATATAACTGTCTTACAACCTTTATCTTTTATTTTATTAATCCATGCATCTAATTTAGTATTAAAATTTTCATTTAGTGAATTATAATCTTCCATTTATATATTTATATTAAATTTCAGTTAAATTAGTTTTTAGAAATTGCAAAGCATTTAAAATAGCATCATCCATATTAAAATATTTATATGATGCTAATCTTCCTATAAAATGAATATTTGGTTCTTTAAGAGAAAGTTCTTGATATTTTTTATACAGATCTAAATTTTGTTTATTTGGAATTGGATAATATGGTTCTCCATAATCAGTAGTAAATTCACGAACTATAATTGTTGAATCTGATTTTTGATTATAGAAGTGTTTATATTCAATAATACGAGTAAAATCTACATCTGTTTCTGGATAATTAACAACCGAATTTGGTTGAAAATAACCTTTATTATTCAATCTTTCAATTTCAAATCTTATAGATCTGTATTCTAATTTTGGAAGTCCACTAGATTCAAAATAACGATCAATTGGTCCTGTAAAAATTACATGATCATAATTATTAGGTATATCAAAAAAATCAGTATTTAATTTTACAGTAATATTAGGATGATTTAACATTTCTTCTACAAACTTAGTATAACCATATTTTGGTAATGCTTGATATTTATCTGAAAAATAACGAGGATCAAATGAATTTCTTACAGGAATTCTAGCAAGAACTGAAGGATCTAATTCTGATGGCGTTTTATTCCATTGTTTAATTGTATATGGTTTAAAAAGCTTTTCATATAAATCTTTTCCAACTCTAGATAAAGCCATATCTTCACTATTTTTAATTTCTCCAGAATATTGAACTGTTTTCAACCATTCATTCATTTCATCTGTATTTTGAATAGAAGTATTACATAGTTGATTTACAGTTGTAATATTTACTGGCATTGAAACAAATTTTTTATCTACATAAGAAATTACTGTATGATCCCATCTTATCCATTCTGAAAATTTATTTACATATTGCCATACTTCTTCTGAATTTGTATGAAAAAGATGTGCACCATATTTATTCATTAAAATGCCTGTGTCTTTATCAATATAATCAAAACAGTTTCCAGCAATATGATCTCTTTTTTCAATAATTAAAATTTCATTACCTTTTTCAGCTAATTCTCTTGCGATTGTTACTCCTGAAAGTCCACAACCAACAATTAAAATCTTCATTTATATTATAATTCATCCAAATACTAAACGGGGAACAATATGCATAGCTTCTAATTCTTGTGTCCTGTATATCAAAACAAATATAATTATTATATGATAATTAAATAAATGGCAGCACTGGGTGTTGTATCGGAAGGACTAGGTAATAAGGTATGGATGCTCGTTTCATACATATATAAATTTCAGCAGTCTGATTCTGAAGTTCTATATATTTTTTACAAGAAATCGCAGCATGAAGAGACTCGTCTAGAAGAAATCTTTCCTAAATTAAAGAAACTTTCCTGGCTTAAGTTTATTTACGATCGGAAGGAATATGATAAAATAAAGAAAGATGCTATATTTTATGAAAAATCATTTGACTTTGATCCAAAACATTATACTCATTTTAAACCACAGTATTTTAACATGGATTTGAAAATACTTAGTCTAAATCCAGATTACAAACCGTTGCTAAAAAAGTACGATACCAAGAATGGCATTGTAGTTCATTACAGACTGGGTGATAAGCTTGGGAGATCTGATTTTCTGATCATGAAACCAGAATATTTCCAGAAACATGTTCAAAAAATGCGAGCAGAAAAGGAAGGTCCTGTATACCTGGCATCGGATAGCATGAGTAAGGCTGTTAAGCTGTTGGGCTTTCCTGTAATTCCAATAGATGAAGACTCAGCATCTACATTCTATTTACTGACTAAGTTCAAGAGATTGATCTTGTCAGAGAGTACATTTGGAATTGTGGCTAGATATTTAAATGCAGATTGTCGAGCTGTAATCCCTGAATATCATGTTCGCATGACGGATAATAAACTGGAAAAGTCACCATATCTTATGGATGGGGCATTCGAATTAGAAAAAGACAAATCACTTAGACTCTAAAAACCATAAGCCTTGTAAGAAAGCATCTGCCAAATCATCTTTTTTAGGATGTTTGAGCATATAATCTTTCCATTCAGAAGGAACTAATGATGAAGCATGAATAATACCAGTTTTCTTGCGTCCCTTATAGGTCTTAGTGGCATCATCTACAGTGACCATATTTGTCAGCTTATGAACAGCTGAAACTCCTTTAGTAGAATATCCATGACATTCGAACCACATATGCATCATTGCCTGAACCGCCATCATACGCTTATCTGGTTGCTGTTCAAAGATTACTCTGTGAGAACCATTCCATAAAGAAGTTCTAGATGTCAATGAAGTATTGATAAAGGGGGCCAGATCAACTACGCTTCCCTGTTTGCATGATTTTACACATCGCTTCCAGACACGAGAAGAATAATGAGAATACAGAGCGTCTACGAGGGACTTCTTCGTGGTTCCCTCTAAGTTGAATCCCCCAGCTTCCTTCTTCAATGCCTTGATAATCGATGGAAAATTTTTGAATATACATTAGAAAATTTATTATCTTTAAATTTATCCAAACACTAGACGAGGAACAATATGCATAGCTTCTAATTCTTGTGTCCATAATTTCATAGCATAAGGAATAGTTTTCATTTCAAATTCAGTTTGAACTCCACATGTTCCACATTCATATAAAGATTGTTCTCTATTAACAACAGCTAAAACACCACAATTTTTACAAAATCCAGTACTAAAAGGATCACTCACATCCATCAAACGTTCTTTTGTAAACATAGCTGTTCCATGTGATAACATACAATCACGTTCCATTTCACCTACACGTAATCCACCATCACGTGATCTACCTTCACAAGGTTGACGTGTTAAAGATACAATAGGACCTTTATTACGTGAATGAATTTTATCACGTACCATATGTTTCAAACGTTGATAAAATGTAGGTCCCATAAAGATTTCAGCTTCCATCATTTCACCAGTTTGTCCATTATATAAAATTTCATTTCCATATGGATGCATACCTAATTTCAACATATGTTCACGTAAATCTTCAATTTTTAAATGTGAATAAGGTGTACCATCACCTAAATTACCAGTATTTGCACATACTTTTCCAAACATAGTTTCCATTAATTGAGCTATTGTCATACGAGAAGGAACAGCATGAGGATTCATTATAACATCTGGTCTTAATCCACTTGATGTCATAGGCATATCTTCTTCATTAAGGATAATACCACAAGTACCTTTTTGTCCATGTCTTGATGAAAACTTATCACCAATTTCGGGTATTCTTTCAGATACAACTCTTGCTTTTATAAAAGGATATCCATCTGAATTTTTATCTTTCCATATACCATCTACACGACAATCTTCTGAATTTTTATGTGTGGTACTAGAATCTCTATATGTATATCCATGTGAATCAGATTTCAAATTTGTTACTTTTCCAATAATAACATCATTTTCTTTTATAATTGAATTTAATAATGGCATACCATTATCTTGTATAGCATGATAAGATGAATTTTTAAATCCACGTGTATTTTCTCTTCTTGGTTTCATAAATTTTTCTTCTTTTCCCGATGCTACATTTCTATGTTCTTCATCTTTATATATTGTATAATACATAGAACGAAATAATCCTCTATTTAAAGAACCACGATTTAATATAACAGAATCTTCTTGATTATAACCACTATAAATTCCAATAGCAACAATAGTATTAAATCCAAATGGCATTTCATGTAATTTCATTACATTCATCATTCTAGTTTCTACGAATGGTCTCATAGGTGAACATAATACATACCCATTCTTATCAATACGTTTTACATAATTTTGTGCATATAAACTTATTGCTTGTTTTCCCATAGCTGATTGATATGTATTTCTAGGAGATTGATTATGATCTGACATAGGAATCGTACTAGCCATATGACCTAACATTAATGTAGGATGAATTTCACAATGTGTATGGCGTTTTGTTACATCTTTTGGTAACATAGAAATTAATATATGATCTGATTCTGCTGGATCAATATATTCAATAGTTTGACTTACCCATGAATCCCAACTTTTATTAAGAGGTTCATCCATAAGTTTACCATTAGTAACACGAAATAATGGTCGAACTAATCTACCAGAATCTGATTCAATAGAAATTTCATTTTTTTCAATATTCCATACAATACTTGTATGTGGATGTAATTGACATGATTTTTTTCCTTCTTTTAATTTATTATATAATTCTACTGGATTTTTTGTTGTACCTAAAATAATTCCATTCAATAAAACAAATGTTCCATCTGGAATATTTAAACTTGTTATCATTTCAATATCATTCAATAATTTTAAAGAAACATTAGATGGTGTATGCTGTGTTACAGATGTTAACATAGTTAAAGATTTTACAATACCAACAGAATGACCTTCTGGTGTTTCTACTGGACATACAAATCCATATGATGTTCCATGTAATTTACGAGGTGCTAAAAGTTTACCAGATTTTTCTACTGGTGTTTGTATTCTTCTTAAATGACTAATTGTAGATAAATATGATAATCTATTTAAAACTTGTGATACACCTAATTTTGTAGCTGGTGAACCAGAAGATGGACCAACACCTTGAACAGTAAAATTACCAGTAGCAAGAGCTTGTTTTAATTTTGCTTCAATAGTTGAAACTTTTAAAATTTTATATAAATTATTTATATTTAAAACATCTAATGGTTTATTATTTTTTTTCCATGTATCAATATTAATTTCATGAACAAATTTACCACGAAAATCTTTACATACTTTTTGAAATAATTGACGAAATAATTGTGTCAATAATGCACCCGTAGATACAACACGTTTATTTGGATATGAATCACGATCATCTGGAACAATATGTCCTTCAAAAGTTAATTGTAAACGTTGTATCATTTTAGATATAATTATACATTTACGTGCTTCTAATGTTTGTTTTGTTGATGTATCACCCGCAAATTTAACATGTGGAAGAAGTTCTGTATCTAATAGAGTTTGTGCATATGCTTTTTTATCTTCTAAAAGTGTAACATATTGTAAATGATGAGATAAATATTCAAGAGCATCATCTTTTGTATAAATATTTAAATCTGCACATTCACTTAAAGAAGCTAATATAAAATTATATTTTGATGTATCTTTCCATATAAATTCACATATTTGTTTATCTGATTCCATACCTAATGCACGTAATATAACAATTAATGGTATATCTTCACGAAATCTTGGTAAACATACAGTTAATGGTAATCCATATCCATTAAATTTTGTTTGTAATCTAATTTCTAATTTTTTAGGTGGCATAGTAAACGATTCATGCAAAGATTTAAATTCTACAAAATGTGAAAATTTAGATACATTTCTTCTTGCTGTAAATACCATAATACGATTATCTGCAACTTTTTCTTGTGATAATATAGTTCTTTCTGATCCATGTATAATAAAATATCCCATAGGATCATTAGGACATTCACCAATTTCTTTTAATGTTAATGGATAATCTTTCATAATACATAAGGAAGATCCTAACATAATAGGAATTTTTCCTAATGATATACCTTCAAATATTTTAAATTCTTCATGAACATCTTTTAATTGTAATCCACTATATGTTCTTACAATAAATTTAACATCTACAAATAGTTGTGCAGCATATGTAAAATTACGTATTCTAGCTTCTTGTGGAAATAATGGTTTAATTCTTCCAGTAGCTTCTTGAATTCTTGGTTTCATATAAGAAATATTTTCAAAGACTAAACGAAATTCATATTTATATTTTTTTGTTTGAGGATCTTGTTCATGCCATACAACTATTGGAGCTGAAGATTGAATAATTAATGGAATTTTAGTACGAATAAAATCTTCAAATGATTCTAGTTGATGTTCTACTAATTTATGTAAACCTTTCGTTTCATAAAATGATTTTATTGCATTCCAGTCCATGGTATTTTTTAAATGATTTTATCAAGTAAATCTTTAGTATCCATTTTTAATAAATGGTGGAAGAATCAAAATTAATAAAAATTGAAAAAGTTGGAATGGAAGAAGAAAAAAAAGTAGAAAAAGAAAAAGAAAAAGAAAAAAAAATACCTAAAAGTATTCTTAAAAAAACATCAAAAAAAATTAATTTAAAAGGTGTACAAGATCCATCATCAACAAAAAAACATTCTATAAAAATTTTAACATCAAAAGGAATGAAAAAATCTTTAAAAAAAACTTCAAAACAATTAAAAATATTATCCGATGATCAAATTACAAAAACATTACAAGATGAAGGTCTTTTAAAAAAGAATACAAAAATGCCTAAAACATTACGACGAAAAGTATTTCGACACGCTCTTCATGCTGGTTTTATATCTTAATAGAATAATAATATGACTTCTTATTGGGGACCTTTGGGTTGGGCTACATTACATTCTGCAAGTTTACTATATTCTGATTCACCATCATATGAAGAACAATTACTTATGACTCGCTTTTTAGATTGTTTTAAAACTACTATATCATGTTATCATTGTAAAAGTCATTTTATAGATATGTTATCTAAATATTCAAAAATACATCCTAATTTTTTATCTTCTAAAAAAAATTTTATGTTATTTGTATTTCGTGCACATAATACAGTTAATAAACGATTAGAAAAACCTATATTACAATCATTCAAAATATGTATACAAACATTAAAAAGTATGGAATCATATTCTTCTTTACAAGCATTACGTCAAGCTTATATGAATTATTTACAAACAAATTGGAATCGTGAAAATACATATGATGGATTAGAAGCACGAAAAAAATGTTCAGAATTATTTAAAATTAATACTGATTATTTTAATATACGTACAATAGATTGGGATATAGATTCTAATGAATCTGTACTAGAATTTATAGAAAATGTAGAACCAAAATATCAAATATTTTCAAGAAATTCAAAATCTGGTGGATTTAAAAATGGAAAATTAGTTTTTAGAAAGTAATATATTTATTAAATTCATTAGAAATAATTTCTTCTATTTCCTTTGTTGTATTTACACACATATATATATCATTTTTTATTATATTTGATATTGAATCTATTGCTAAACTTTGTATAAACCATTTCATATTAAAGTAACAAATATAAATTCCTAAATATATATTTGTTTCTAAATTTAGAAAAGCTAATAAAGTTTTACAATTTTCATAAGAAGTTTTATGTTTTTTCATAAAATAATTAATTTTACTATCAAGTTTTTTTCCATTATAATCTGTTGAAATACCATGTATGAATGATATTGCATCTTGAATTCTTGTTTCTCTTGAATAAAGAAACATTTTTTTCTTTTTATTTTCAAAAAAAAATTAATAAATTCGTTTTATTGATGTTGTGGTTCCCCATGGTAATGAAATTCTTGGTTTTGTTTCCCAATCATATCGTTTTAACCATGGTTCACGAGTTTCTATATAAAATTCATCATGAAATTTTATACGACGTCCAATTAAATGTAATGTTTTTGATGGTAAAATAAATTGTAATTGATTTTTTATTGTATATGATAAATTTGATTCTTCTAAAATAGTTTCAGAAAAATATATTATATCTTGTATTAATGGTGATTCTGGATAAGAATAATACCAATCCCAATTTTTTGGTATATTTGTAAAAAAATATGTAATACAAAAATCATATGTTTTCCAATATGCTTCAATTACTGGTTCAACATTTAATACACCATCTAATATATGTAAATTATATTTTCTTGAACATTCTTCTTTTGAAGATGATAAAATACATTTTTCAAATATATTATTACGTTTTTTAATTAAAAAATTTAATATAGAAAATTCTTTTTCTGAAGAATATTCTAAAAATTGTTGTCTTCCTTTTTCTGTAGATAAATCTGGATTTCCAGATTCTTTATAAAATTCTAATGCTCTTTCATATCCTTTTTCTCTTAATGAAAATATAGTTAAAGATGGTAAAAAATCATTTCCAAAAAACATACTTAAATAAATAAATTGTTTATAAGGTATTGGTAATACATTTCGTAATATATTAATATTTACTACTTCATCTATATTTTCACGTAATAAAAAAATAGATTTTTCAGATGCCACAGATAATAAAATTAAATCAGCATCTAAACCATATATAACAATATTTTTATATGATTTATTTTTTAAATCTAAAAATATTTTATGTTCACCTTCTCCTTTTTCTTTTGTTGATGAAATTCTTATATTAGGAAATTCTTTTTGAAATTTATTTTCTAATTCTCTCATATAAGGTGTATCTGGAGAAATTTGTCGTTTATCAAATGATTCATTATCTTCACGAAATCTTCTATATCGTTGTTGAACAATTTTTGCTAATGGAACTAATCCATCAAATGCTATAAAAATATTTTCATCTTCAATAGAAATTTGTAATAAAAATTGTTTAAAACCAGATATTACAGATTCTAAAGGATTTTCTGGATCTAAATAATGATGAATAAAACAATTCATATCAATACCTAAATAATCTATTTTCTTAGGTAATTTTGTAAGTATAGAAGAATGTTTTTTTAATAAAGATGCAAATAAATATGGTATACCCATATTTATTAGAAAGAACTTTCATAACTTTAAAATAACAATAGTATAAAATAAAAATGTGGGAATATTTTGTAGGAATTTTATTACTTTCAATTATTACTTGGTTTATATTTTTTCAACGTCCCAAACAACCTACAAAATGTAATTCTTGTCCAAATTCATCTGTTTAATTTAAGTAAACCTCTACACAAAGCTATAAAGATAGTTATTATCAATATAAGAATTGCAGTAGTAAAGATATCACGAAAAGAGGAGAGAGTAAGCATTTTTTTATAAGAGAAAAAGAATTCAAAAATATCCGTTTTTTAAAAAAACCCAAAAATGGAATACACTCAGGGGGAAGAAGAGTGCTCGGGGGGGGATGGAGAGGGAGGGAGTGGTGCCTCTGTAGCACCACCCCCAACGAGGGGAGAAAGGGGATCTCTAACCGCCACGGTAAAAGAGCGGAGATCAAGACGAACATTGCTAAGAGTGCCGTTACATACGGGGCAATTGAGGGGAGGAGTAAGGGAAATGTTGTAACAAACTTGATGATAATTAACCATACAGTCACTACAAGAGCGAACATCAAGAGGCTCGTTTTCGTTATAGGGTCTGTTTGTCATGGGATTTATGTAGAGTTCATCGCGACAAATGGTACAAGGTTCGGGATCTTTTCTTTTCCTCTCTTGTAGTTCTGCCGTCCTTTTTTTTGCCGCTCCAACTGCTGCTTCTGCTGCTGCTTTTGCTGCTGCTTTTGCTGCTGCTGTTGCTGCTGCTGTTGCTGCTTCTGCTGCTGCTGCTATCTCTTGTCTCCATAATCTCCAGTAAAGGTGGGGGAGAGTAATAAAACAGAAGAGAGGACAACAACAAGGGAGGAAGAAGCTTGTACCTAGGAAGGTATCGGGAACTCCAGCTCTGTGAAGTATATCACACAAGCATGTGCAACCATCGTAGTATCGTCTCTGTTCAGGAAAGCGTTTAGAGAAATACCACCAAGCAAGAAGAAAAGATATGATGAAAAGAATATAGGCATATACATAGAGGGTCATTGTTCCACCAAAGTTTGAGGTTGTTGAGGCATTAACTTCTAGGCAATACTTGGATTGGATACCCATACCCTTTACAAAATCAGAACATGGCTGTGTACTTGTTGGAGTTGGTGTTGGGGTAATGCTGGAAGTTATGGATGCACTTGAAGATGTAGTTGAAGAGCGGATGGTAGAAGGAGATGGGGAAGATGATGGATATGGAGCTGCAGTATTGAAAGAAGATGGAGATCTGAAAGAAGTGGGAGATGGAGAGTCTGACTTAGAAATACGAGGAGAAGGGGAAGTAGATGGGGATGGCTTGACCGAGTTAGACGGACGAGAAGAGGATGTCAAAGATGGACTTGAAGACATGGAAGGAAGAGAAGAGAAACTCGACAAAGCACTTGGAGTAGTGTAAGGAGAAGTCCCAAACGTGGGTGTTGGAAGAGGAGTTGGAGAGCGTATCCATCTCTGCAAACCGCGGAGGGGAGGAGATGAAGTAGCTGAAACTGCGAAAAGTCCAGCAAATACACACAAAAGGAAGTAATGCATGGCGTTAAGTCTTTTGTGCTGTAAGTCTGGAGTTAAAAAACATTAACTTTATAAAAAAATAATCCGTTTTTAATTTCAATTTTATTTGTATAAGGAAGATGGAGTTGAAGATGGGTAAGAAGTGGGTGAAACTACTAAAAGTCCAGTAACTAAACACAAAAGAAAAGAAAGCATGATTGTAAAATCTTTTATGTAGGAACTTCAAAGATAAAAATAATCCGTTTTTAATTACTAAAAAAATGAAACCATCTGGACTATTATTAGGTTTTTCATTTATATTAATTTTTTTAGGTGGTTATGCTGATATGATTAATCAACGTGTATTTGGTTTAACACGTGAACATTATTGGAGTGATGGATTATATTTTGCTGTTTTAGCAATAGCAGCTCATATTTTATGGAGATTATAGTAAATGGGTGAATCTAAATGCGTTTTTAATACAAAAGGTGGACATAAAAAAGGTATTGGAACTTTAAAAAAAGGTCTTCTTTCATCTACTGGTTATTCTATAAAATTAAAAACTAAAACAAGACGTCAATCATTAAAAAAATTATTAAAAAAAGAAACTCCATTAAAAATATTTCATCAATTAAATGCAGTATCAATCTTTAATAAAAATTCAGCACCTACAAAATCTAAATTATTTAAACAAGATAGAAATTGGATAAAAAAGAAATTTCTGTCTTAAACTATAAAAAAATGATGAGAAGATTAGGACCCGTATTAGTTTCATGGGTAGTTTACGTTTTATTTAAACATCTATATTGTAAAGAAAGTTTAAATAAAAAATTATATATTGAAGCTTTATTATTTTCTTTAGTTACATCGATTATAATGCATATATATTTACAAGTATTTGGTTATATTGAAGGTATGACAACATTTGGGAAAACTTGCCCGAATGGTCATATTATGGTAGATGATCCTTTAAATAAAGAACAACAAACTTGTGTTCCAGCTGGACATCAAACCTATCCTACTGATATGAAATCATCTTCACCATGACATTAATATATCATCAAATTTAATTTCTTCTTTTTCTTTTACAAGTTGATTTGCATGTCTTAAATCTTCTTCATATGTTTCTTCAATTTCATGACCTTCTGGTAATTCAGTTTCATCAACTAATATATCTACAAATCCAGTTCCACATGGAGGTTTTTGACCGAACATTATATTCGCTGAAACACCTTTCATAGAATCAAATTCCCCTGATACAGCTGCATCAAATAATATTTTTGTTGTTTGTTCAAATGATGATTTTGCTAATACACCATTATCTAATTTTGACATACCAAATCTTGCTATTGCAATTAATTGGCCATGATATGTCATAGCATCAACTAATAAACATACATGACGATAATTTAAAGATGATCCAGCTGAATTAAATACATCCATTAATTCTTCATATAATGCTAATCTTGCAGATTCTATTCCAAATACATTTTTAATTTCATGTATATCATTAGAAAATGTTTTTGTTGAATCAACATGTTTAAATGTCATTAAATCAACTAAATTAGAACCTTCTGAATCTAATATCCATTGTTTTGTTTGTTTAAAACTCCCAGTACGTTCATCATAAATTAATTCATCTTTCTTTTCACGTGGAAAGACTCTTCCAATACCATCTATTCCAGTCAATATTGTATCTAATAGTTTTTCTTCAATAAATCGTAAAGATAATGCATTTTTTATAATATCTACACTAAATGTAATTCTTAAAATTAGTTTATCTTTTACATTAATATCTGAATGTATACAATCATAAATTTTCAATAATTTATTTGATTCAATTTTTGTTCTTATTTTTACCATATCTAATACATTTCTTGATGTCATTTGTAATTCATCTAATTCTAATCTCATTATCCAAGGAGATACACATGCATTTCCTTGTGTGACTGAAAATTTTTCATATGATTGTAAAATATCTCTATCTTCTTGAATTAAAGAATTTGAACTTAATGGATTTGGATCATAATAAATACGAACAGATTTTGTTATATCTCTTAATGTAGTTTTTTGAATATCTTTCATAGCAGAATGAGCATTAGATTGTTCTGTTATTTCACCTTTTAAATAAATTATATTTGAAGGATTTTTTAAATTTGATGTAACATTCAATAATTCTTGTATACGTGGTATACCTTGTGTTGCATTAGCTTTTGCTGTTCCAGCTGTATGAAATGTATTTAATGTTAATTGTGTTGTAGGTTCACCAATAGATTGAGCAGCTAATGGTCCAACCATTTCACCAGGATGTACTAATGCTTTTTTATATTTAAATTTAATTTCTTTTAATAATTCATCAAATAATGCAATTGTAAATCTATATTCTAAAATTGATTTTTTAGGTGATAAATAATATCTTACTAAAATTTGAAATAAACGATTATTTTGAATAAATTGCATAGAAAATAATGTTTTTAATTCTGAATCAATATATTCAGGTGTTAAATCAGTTTTTACTAAATATGGATTTTTATATTTTTGTATTAAACGTTTCATATTTACGGGTAAATATAAATCACTAGAATTAATAAATTTGAATACATTACGAACTAATATATCACGATCTTCTAATATAGTTTCTATAAAATCTATAGATTCTTTTGTATTTGGTGATACTGTTTGGAATTCTTCTAAAGAACAACCAAATTCAGAATATATTTGTTCCATAGTTAAAGTAGCTAAATTACATGTTTGTTTTTCAATTTCTATTGCATCAATAGAATCTTCTCCATATGTAAATTGTACAATACAATTATTAATATCACGTACAGATCTATCTTCTGCTACATGTATATCTTCTAATAATTTAACTAATCTACGTTGAATATATCCAGTTTCAGAAGTTTTAACAGCTGTATCAATCAAACCTTCACGACCACCCATAGCATGAAAGAAGAATTCAGTAGGTTGAATACCTGAAATGAATGAATTACTTACAAAACCACGTGATTCTAATCCATCATCAAATTTTGGAAAATGTGGTAATGTTCTATTTTCCATCATATATCGTATTCTTGAACCATCAACTAATTGTTGTCCTAATAAAGCTATCATTTGCATTAAATTCGGATCAGCTTTTCCTTTTGATCCAGAACCTTTATCTGACATAATTAACATACGATTTTCTGAATCTAAATTTTTTACAACAAGTTCATTAATTTCTTTATTTATTGTACCAATTTCTTCATTAATTTTTGAAGATAATTCTTCTCCTGGTAATCTACCATTCAAATTTAGAAATCTACCTACATGCATATCTGATAAAATATCACTCACTTTTTGTTTACCTTTTTCTATAATTTCTTCAATTAATTTATAAATAGAAGGATCAACAACTAAATCAGAAGGTCCCGTTGAAAATCCAGAATACATATTAAATTTTGTAACTATATTTTGAACAGAATTTATAAAATCACCAGCTTTTTCATGACCAAAATCATTATAAATTGAATGAACAATTTTTCGTAAACTTTTTGTTGCACCATCATCTATTGTACCTTTTATTAATTTACCATTTTCAATATGGACACCACTATCATTAAAATTCATTAATGGTAATGCATATGAAATAATTTCAGATCCTTTCATAGGTGCATCTAATTTTTTAAAATCTTTTAATGAATATTTTGTTCTTGATAGAAAATTCATAGCAAGATGTTCTGGTATAAGAACATCTGGTTTTGATATTCTATATACACCAGTCAAAGTATCTTGAAAGACTGCTATGATTGGTTGACAATTTCTTGGTGATATAATTTGTCTTAATAAAGATGCAATAACTTTTAATTCAGTAGCTGATGCTATACTTTGTGGTACATGCATATTCATTTCATCACCATCAAAATCTGCATTATAAGGTTTTGTTGCACTAACATTTAATCGAAAAGTTGATCCCGCTAAAACTTTAATATGATGACACATCATGGAAGATTTATGTAAAGAAGGTTGACGATTAAATAATACAACATCACCATCAATTAAATGTCGATGTACAATATCACCTTCTTTTAAATTTATAAAATCACGATTAATAAATCCAAGACGTTTTTTTACATTTTCATTTTTTAATTCTACATTTTTAGCACCAGGATATTTTAATGGACCATTCTGTATAGCTTGCATTAATCTATCACGATTATATTGTGTTACAATTTCTGGAAATGTTAAATTCATAGCAATTTCTTCTGGTACACCTAATTGATCAACATCAATATTAGGATCTGGTGTAATAACAGATCTTGCAGAGAAATCTACACGTTTTCCCATTAAATTTCCACGAACTCTACCAGATTTAGAACCAAATCTTGATTTTAATGATTTTAATGGTCTACCAGATCTTTGTGCAGCTTGTGCTACACCTTTAATTTCATTATCAACATATTCTGCTACATTTACTTGCAATAATTCAGTTTGATTATCAATAAGATCACCAGAACTACCTTTATCTAAATATTCACGCAATTTATTATTTGTTCTAACTAATGTGATTAACATATGTGTTAAATCATCTTCCATACGTTGATTATCATCCATAATAACAGAAGGACGAACAGATAGAGGTGGAACAGTCAATACAGTACATATCATCCAATCTGGTCTACTAAATTTTGGATTAAAACCAATTAATTCTACATCATCATCTGTAATTCTTTGAAAACAACGTAATACAATTTCTGGTTGTAACTTTATAATTTCTGATTCTTTTAATCCTATATCAATTTCTAATCCACAGAAAGGATGATCAGATTTTGTAACTTTTTTTGATACGTGTGTTCCACAATAAGAACATAAATGTAATTTTTGTTTTAGACGTTTTGTTTCTTCACGTATAATATCAAATCTTTGAGTACCATTAGCTAATACTTTAATTCTTTCTAATTCTTCTTCTGGTAAATATGGTTTTGAACATGTTAAACAAATAATACCTAATAGTTTTTGTATACTATCTATAAATTGATATAAATATACTGGTCTAGCTAAACGTATATGACCAAAATGACCGGGACATAATAAACTTGTATGTTTACATGTTGGACATACTTTACCATAATCTGTTACACCAAATCTTGCATCAAATACACCTCCTTGTACGGGTTGTGAATGTGATGTTTGAAAAGTTTTTTCTGTTGTAATTTCTACTACACTTCTTGATATAATATCTGCTGGATTAGCTATGCCAAATTGAACACCAATAATAGTATCTCCCATTCTTTATATAATATTTATAATCTTTATATTGAAATTCGTTTTTTCTATAGAATAAAATAAATGCCAAAGTCGTCAAAATCTAAAAAATTTTTTTGGAATGTTTTTATTTTTGTAATGTTTTTTTTCTTTTTTATTCCTATGGTTCTATATTGGGCATTTGGATTTAGTTTAGCATATCCTTTTGCAGAAGAAGATGTTGTTGTTGCTGAAGAAATAGCCCCTCTTGCATTATAATCAACGGAATCGTTTTGATTCTTTTAAAATTAAATCAAAAAATTCATCATTATCTAAAAGATCATCTTTCATTTCTTTTGAATAATGTAATGATTCATAAAAATTAGTATATTCAGTTCCAGTTCTTTGTTGAAATAATTTTATATCTTTTATTTTTTTTATTGTTAAATATCTTAGTATATCTCTTATTAAAGATTGAAATACTTTTTTATTTTCTTGTTCATCACCTAATTTTATTATTAATTCTGTTAAATTTAATTCCATTATATTTATTCAAACATATTTAAAATATTACTTTCTAACTCTTTTACTGCAAAATTTAAGTCATAAGGATTATATTGCATAGTTACTAATCCAAAAAATGAACCTTCTATAATAACAACAATTAATGTCATAATTAAATTAAATTTAAAAATTTCATAAGAATTAATATTATACATTTGACATAAGGTTGTTATTGCTGTCAAACAAAATATAATTACACACCCAAATGTAATTGCAAATATAACAATTAGAGGCAAATTATCATTCCAATTTTTCTGTGGATTATCATCTAATTTTGCTTGAATTTCAGGTGGAATTGGTTGTTCAGTTGATAATACTTGGTATGAAATTATATATTCATTTGTTAATTGTTGTAGTTGTTCAAGATTTATTTTTCCACTTGCATATAAAGAATATAAATAATTATTTACAGCATTATTCCATGTATCAATAACATTAATTCCATATTGTAATGCTATATTTGAAAATTCTTGACATATAACTCCTTTAAGTTGAGAATTAATTAATGGTCTAGCTACAAAAATAATAAATGGCGTCCAAAATATCCAAAGACTTGTAGTTGCAGCTAAACCATTAATTATTCCTTTTATATAAAATGGTTGAGGTTCTGGAATAGGTTGAGAATATTCTTCCAAGTAAGGTTCCTCTACAATATATACCATTATAATAATATGATGACTTTTTATATCGATTTATTAATGCATACTGGATTATTTGTAATAACTATTCCAGTATTCTATTTTGAATTTGTTACAAGAGTTGTAACATATGCTTTAATTGATAATTTTACTACTATTGCTCAACAAAAAATAGTTGATTCGAACTTAAATAAAATGGTAAAAAAACAAGACGTTCAACCCGTAATTGATTATGTTAATATTCAATTCACTCCAAAAATAAATAATTTTAATCAATTAATTTCTGAACGAAATAATAAAATTTATACTTTAGCTTATAGTATTTGCGGATCAATTTCTGCTTTATGTATTTTTTTAGCAGGAATACTTTCTTTGATGTACGAAGTAAATTTTTTAGAAATTTTAATTGAAAATTTGATTGTTTTAGGATTCATTTTACTATCTGAATTTTTATTAGTAACTATATTTTTAAATAAATTAGAAATTATTGATGGAGATTTTTTAGATGCAACTACAATATCTTCGATGATTTCTCCTTCATTATGGGATTGTCCTCCTGAATGGACATCAATAAAACAATGTTCATGGGGAGAAAGATGCGATTATATTAATAAACTTTTTCCAATAAATTTAGTTTTAAAAATATTTTCTAGTTTATCTGATTATATATAAAATGAAACTAAAAACTTTAAAAAAATCTTTGAAACCTAAAAAAAAATATGATGCTGTTTTTGAAACGGAGGAAGGGAAAGAAAAAACTATTTCTTTTGGTGCTGCTGGTATGTCGGACTTTACTATACATAAAGATAAAGCTAGAAAAGAACGTTATTTAAATCGTCATAAAAAAAATGAAAATTGGGAAAAACCAGATACTCCAGGTGCTTTATCTCGTTGGATTTTATGGAATAAAAAAACATTAAAAGCTTCTTTAAAAGATTATAAAAATAAATTTAAGGTATAATTTGAATTTGTTTATATCTTTTTTCGAATAATTCTTGTAATGTCATAGTATACATAGAATCTTTATATAATTTCATAGTTGAATTAAAATTATAAATATACATCATCGATGTGATTGTTATGATGATAGGGATGAACATTTTCTACCTTTTCTTTTTTTGTTGTGTTTTTAATTACATGAGAAATACGCGGATGTAATAATCTCCATCTAAAATTCCAAACACTTCTTGTACTTATTTGATTAAATAATATTGTATCAATTAAAGGATAATCATGTCTCCATTTTCTATAAAAAAAACTTGCAACTTCACGATGTGCACCTTTCTTTAAAATTTGATCTTTTATTATTATTTTTGTTTGATTAACACATTCTAATAAATAATGACGTTTTTCCCAAAATTTTAATTCTTTTGCTAAATTATCAGCATAAATACCTACTTTTTCTTTTAATAATTCATTAGTTTCTTTATACTCTTTTAACGCTTCATTAAGTTCTTTTTTATATTGTTTAATTTCTGGTTCTTGAAGAACGTTTTTTAATGTTCTTATTGCAAATCCTCTCATATCCATTTCACTTTCTAATGTTCGAGTTTTATTACAAAACGGACATCCTTTTTGTGTTCTTGTTAATACTTCTATAATACAACTTGTATGAAAAGAATGTCCACAATCAAGTTTATAACAAGTTTCTGTTGAACAACGTTCATCTTTATAAGGTAACATATCCATAGTATCATAACAGATAGCACAATTCATTCTTTTTATAACTATAGTATAAGAAAATAGTGAAAATTGGATTTTAGTAAATTCTTTTTCCTTTCTTTTTCAAAAAAAAAAAGAATGCTTCCTTGTGAAATTTGGAAACATGAAATATCTAGTTATTTAGATACAGAATCTCGTATAAATCTTTCACGTATATTAAATTATGATTGTAGACCAATACCAAAAAAATTTACAAACAAAGAAATTACAAGACATTTTGCACAATCAACATGTTCTGCATTAAAAAGTAAACTTGAAAAAATTATAAAATTTAAAAAAATTGAAGAAAAAATAGTATTTGTTATGGAATATTTTAAATTAATTCAAAAAAAACCAATCTTTTGTACTATTTTATCCGAAAAAATAATTCGTGAAATTTTATTAGAAAAATGTGAAAATTATAGACTTGATAATGAATTATATAATAGAGATCCCGAATTAAAAAAGAAATTTGAATCTTCTTTACAAACTATGGAAGATTGTATTATTTCCTACATGTAACTTTCTTTTTAGAACATGATGATTTATGTTCAGATATTTCTTCTTTTGTTTCTTTATATGGTTGTTCATAACCCATATCAGAAAACATTTTATATACATCTTTAAAATATGTTTTAAAATTAGGTACAAATAATTTTTTACGTAATTCATAATATGGATATAATTTTATAAGACATTTCCAAAATAAAGTATGTTTTTCAATATTTAATTTTTTACAATCAAAATTTAAAGCTATAGATAGTAAAAAATCAAGACCTGGATATTTAATTTTTCTATTTTTTAATATATCTCTATATTTTTTTAAGATTGTTTCAAATGATGGTGATTTCTCTGGTAAAGGAACTTTTTGAGGATTTTCATTATGTTGATTACGTAATTTTGTATTTACTTTTTCATGAAATTCATATAACCATAAAGCTGTATTATTTGTTGGTTGTTCATCTTCTAAAAAATCTTTTGAAGATTGTCTACAATATTTACATGGTAATATTTCATCCAAGGTCGATAAAAGAAGTTTTTTTTCTTCTAATCCACCTATTGTAAAAGTAATTAAATGTAATAATTCCCATCCCGATGGCCCCCAAAATGAAACATCCATTCTTATTTTTTCTCTCTATATAAAAATAAAAAAAAATGTCTAATCAAGTAGCTACTTTCGCAATGGCAATTTTAGTTGGTACTATGTTATCCCAATTTTTTACAGCATTAACTCGTGATATTGTTCTTCCTTTAATGTCACCTTTAGCATCTGCACAAGGTGGTGTTGCACAATTAGTTGTTCCTATTGGTTCTATAAAATTAAATTTAGGTGATCTTATTGTTCAAACTATGAATTTATTATTATCTTTAGCATTATTAGGTATGGTAATGCCTTATTTATCTGCTTATGTTCCTATGGCTGGCCGTGGTCGTTAAATTTCTTCTTTATAAATAAGAATGGCTAAAACTAAAAAACGTTTTTCTAATAAAAAAAAAAGAATTCGAGGTGGTTGGTCATGGGAGGATTTTAGTAGTTTTTTTCAACCTAAGACTCAAACTTCAAATCAATCAGATCCTACAAAACCAGAACTTGAAATTCCAGAACAACCGATTAAAGAAGTTCAAAAAGCTGTAGTCGATACTGTTCGACAAGGAGCTAAATCTGTTGATGTGGCAGCTCCTCCATCAGAAGAAGGAGTACCAGGAAGTGAAACCAATCTAGAAGAAGCTGAGATGTTAGGTGGACGTAGACGTAAAACTAGAAAATCTAAGAAATCAAAAAAGTATCGTCGTTAAATATAAATAAGTCATAATATTATCTTCTAGATCTATTTCTAGTTCTAGGTTTCTTTAATTTTTTTTTAATTTAATCTTTTAATTTAAAATTTGTCCATCCACCATCTGGTGTAAGTTTACCATATTTTTCAATAATACGTTTTGATAATTCTGGTAATGTTAAAGATAATTGTTCATTATGAATTTTCCATTGTTTAAATACTGATTGAAGTTGAGCTTTTGTTAAAAGTTCACCTTGTTCACATGATTCAAGTTTTTCATACATAAATTTAGCAATACCATCTGTATCATTTCTATATTCATCTGTATATTCTAAAACTTTTGATGGTGGAATAATTTTTTGTCCACGATGTTCTTTTAGTAAAGAAACTAAATAAGAAAGAAATGGTGTTGCCCATTCTTTTGAATTTACAGAATGTTGTATTGCTTCATCTATTGGATAATGATATGATTCAGATGGTTTATCAACAAATTTTGATGTATAATTAATAACTACAAGACGTCTCCATGTACCACCATCTGTTGAATGAATTTCTGGTTTATCATTACATGCTAGATGAAATTTTGCTTGAACTTCAAATTCTACACCAGATTTAAATAAATCACGTGCAAACATTTTTTCACCTGATGATATTTGTTTCATTAAACCAGTATTTAAAGCAACTTTTTCATCTGGTTCTTGCATAGTAACAAAACGTCTACCTTTCAATCGAATAACTTCTGGTGCTGCAGATCCAGATCCAGCTCGTTTTTGTGTAAAGAGTGATATTGGTACAACAGCAGCATAATCACCTAAAGCTTTTGATGCTAAATTCATTAACATAGATTTTCCATTAGAACCAGAACCAGTCAAAATATGAAATTTTTGTGATTTATTTCCACCAACAAGACATGTTGCCAAATGATTTAAGAAATAAGAACGTACTTCATTATCTGGTAATACTTGTTTAATAAATGTTTGAATATTTGACCATTCATTATAATCAAAATAATTCTTTTCAATATCATAATCAATTTCTGTTGAGAAAGAAATATAATCTTCTGGTTTTCCAGCACGAAAATCAAATGTTATTAAATCTAAAATACCATTATTAAATGCAATTAAATCTTTATTTGAATCAACTTTTTTTGTAAATTGTTCATCAAAGAATAATTCACGACATTCTTTCATAGTATTAGATTTAAATCCAGTCGTTTTTAATTTTTGTACAACTTTTAAATGATCCATCTGTTTTTTAAAATCTTTACAATATTGACATATACCACATTTATCTTTTTCTGTAGATGAACATTTTTTTCCTTGTACATCTTTACCATAATCAGTAGCACGAATTTGAAATAAATCTGCAATATCAGATGATAATTTAATTTGTAAATCAACACCAGAATCTGTTTCTACCCATATATGTCCAGCCCATCTATACCATACATTCTTACCAAAATCAGAACATTTATAATGATCACGATATTTTGCATGAATAACTTTTGCTACATCATGTTCTGTACAACTTGTAGCTTTTTCTACAAGACTACCTATATAAGATTTTTCAATATGAAGATATCCTTCAATATTATCTATACGAGACCAATAACGTAAAGAACCTATACTAGTTCTATCACCATCATTACGAAATGTAAATTTATTCCATTGTTGAATACAATCAGCTTCATTATATTTATCATGTGATTGTGAACTAAAATCAAGAAATACATCTAGTAAATCTAAATGAATATTATGTAAACATTGTCCAACATTAATCCATTCTGAATAAACAGTATAACGATCTGAATTTAAATTTAATGTATGATCTTTAATATATTGTTTTTCATCTGAATCTAATTCTTTTCTAATTCTTTGTTGAGGTGAAGAATTACGTGAACTTGGATCACCACGTACAGCTGGTCTTCCTCTTGCTGGTGTAACAGCTCGTCCACCAGAAATACGAGGTTCTTGTTGAATACCAGAATACATTTGTTGTCCTTTTTCAGTTAATGGAGTTTCTTCTGAATCATCTCTTCGTATAGATAAATATTTTATTAAAGAAGGTGTAATATCAGATGATTTTTGTATATAAAATTCTTCATTTTCATAATGAATTATATATTTAATTTCATATGGTTTTGAATTTAAATCTGATTTTCTTGAACCATATAACATCCAATTAACAGAACGTTTAATAACAGCTTCATCATAAATTTTTTCCCATGTTTCTGTTAAAGGTAATCCTTGAAAATAATCTGGCATATTTTTTAATAAATTTCTACGAATAGATTGTTCTACAAGAGAAGTTGTATTAATTTCTGGTATAACAATATGAATTCCAGATTTCATTTTATTTTTTTTAGTATCAAATGTTGGAACTCTTTTTTCCATAATAAATATATCAAATATTTTAGGAATTATTAAATATTGTTTAATTTGTATAATATAAGCTTTTACAAAATTTAATACTTGTTCTTGTGTATGTTGATGTGTTTTAATTTCTTTTTCATAAATGAAATCAAAATCTATTCTCATACAACCTATATGTGTATTTTTTTCTGATAAATATTGTTTATCATGATCTTCAAATACTGATTCATAATATAATTTATAAAATGTTTCAAAATCTTCTTGTTTTATAAAATATTTTCCACCATTTAAAGAAGTATGAGTAAAATTACCTTGTGAAACATTAAGTTGAAGAAAATCATGAAAAGATTTTATTTCCATTCTCGTCGTATTTTTTTAAGAAGAGTTTTTTTTTAAAAAAAAGAAAGTCCGTTTTTTTTAAAAAACGAATTTTTTTATTCTTTTTATTCTTTTAAGAAAAACATCATGCTACTATTCTCCGTATATTGGTATACCCAACACATGTGGCCACACATTCAACAAATACCAGTAGGATTTCGTTCAATTGAAGAAGCTCAAGAATTCATCGAAAAAATGAATACAGAGTGGTTATCAAAAGGATATATCCATACACTTGGAGTTCCTCTACATGGTATTCTTCCTCATGAAGAAGTACAATAATTTAAAAATGGATTTCTTCTTTTTTATTCAAATTTAAATTTAAAAAAAAAATGTCTTCTAATTCAAAAAACTTTTCTGGAAGAGGCGCAACACCAATTTTCTTTGCAATTCCAGATGGTCATCTAAATTGTCTTAAAATATTTATAGATCATGATGAAAGTGCAATTCATAGCGTAGATAGTTATGGAGCAAATCTTTTACATTGGGCATCAGCATTTAATCAAAAAAATATTGCAAAATATTTACTAGAAAAAGGTATTGATGTTAATTTGAGAGATAAAAATGGCAATACACCTTTGCATTATGCAGCAATGGGTAGACTTATATATGATTAATATACGTTTACTTATATAAAATTTAATAAAAGAAACAAAGAAAGATGAGAATTAATATAATTGGAGGTTTTTTATCAAAAGGATTATCTCAAGATTCTGGTATTTTAAGAGGATTAATAGCAAATCAATTTCCAAATGCAGAAATAAGAAAAATTCTTTATTATTTACCAGAATGTCCAGAAGCAGAATTAAATATTTTTATTGAAGTTGTGAATCCAGCATTAATTCATTCAGCTTCTTGTAATATATTAATACCAAATCCAGAATGGACATATCAAACATGGATACCATATATAGAAATGATGGATGAAATATGGGTAAAAACTCAAGAAGCAAAAGAAATATTTTCTAAATATTCATCGAATGTAAAATATATTGGTTGGACATCTATAGATAAAATATTTGAAGAAAAAAAAAATTATTCAAAAGCTATTGTTTTAGTAGGAAAAAATATTTATAGAAATCCAAAACAACTTTTAAGAGCTTATTATAAACTTTTTAAAGAACAAAAAGATATTTTTGAAAAATTACCACAATTATATATTCCTTATAATTCAAAAGAAGTTACTATATTTTATCCACCAGAATTATCTTCAAAAGTATTTTTATTAGAAGAATTAACAGAATCTAAATATGATGAATTATTACATGAATGTGGTTTAGCTATTTGTTTATCAACATGTGAAGGATATGGACATGCTATTAATGAAGCTATGTCAGCTGGTTGTCTTCTTTTATTATCTTCTATTAAACCTTTTAAAGAATTAACACAATATTCTACAGATGTTTTATGGGGAAAAGAATTAACATCACTTGATCATCCAAAATGTCTAGGAAAAATTATAGATACAACTACTGATTCAATATGTGAAAGTTTAGATGATTATATAAATTTATCATGGAAAGAAAAAAAGAAAATATCAGTATCATTACGTACTATCTATGAAACAAATCATAAAAAATTTATACAATCTTTTAGTATTCCTACTTTACCAGAATTTCATCTTTCAAAATTATTTGTATCAGAAAATGATTTACCATGTATTTCTATTATAACTTTGACTTATAATAGAAAAGAATTTCTTCCATTAGCAAAATATTCTTATTTGATACAATCTTATCCACCAGAAAAATTAGAATGGATTATTATTAATGATGGTGAATCTATTGAAGATTTATTATTTGGTATACCAAATTTAAAATATATTGAATTAAAAGAAAAAGTAAGTATATCAGAAAAACGTAATCTTGCTATTGAAGCTTCTATGTATGATTATATTTGTATTATGGATGATGATGATGTATATCCAAATAATAGTATATTAACACGTATTAGTATGCTTTTAAGAGAACCTAAAAAAGAATGTACATTTTCAACAACAATACCATGTTATGATATTAATAAAAAAGTATCTTTTATGAATGTTCCACCATTAACTTTAGAAATGTCAGAAAGAGTTTCAGAAGCTACATTATGTTTTACAAAACAATTTTGGAAAGAAAAAAAATTTGAAGGATTACCAGAAGGAGACAAATTTATTCGTGGACGCGAACAAATGTGCCGTGAAATTTCACCACAAAATGTTATAGTTTCATTAATACATTCAAAAAATATATCTTCAAGAAAATCACCAACTGAAGAATCGAATGGTTCACATTATGGATTTTGTGATGAATTATTTTTATTATTGGAACAAATATCTACTAGTTATTGATTTCCGCATAATTGTGGATTATTTACACAATGTGCTGGATTTCTTGGTCGAATATATTCTTTATAACTTTCACGAGACATATATAGAAATCCAAGGACTACAACAACAAGAATCCACATATTCATATTTTTCATAGAACGCATTTTTTTATTAATTAGAATTTAAAAAGTTTTTTCATAGAGAAGCCTCGGTGTTTTTTACGACCATGGCTTTTATGACTTTTACGACGATGACGTCTTCCACCTACTACTGCTGCAGTTTCAGCTACACCTCCAGCTGGAACACTAGGTTCAGCTCCTCCACGCATACGTAATCCTTGTTTAGCTAACATTCTTCTAACAGTTTTCTTTTTAACTAAACGCAATTTTTTATGAGAACGACGACGTCCTCCTTCCATGGGTTGTTCTCCTTCCATTTTTTATACTTTAAAGGAAAGATAATTTTTTATGATGAGCATGTTAGACATGGTTCAATAGTAAATTGTTGAGCTTTTGCTACACCTTTTGTTCTTAAATAATAACAACCAGTTTTTAATCCTAATTTCCATGCATAGAAATGCATAGATGTTAATTTTGCATAAGACGGTTCATTCACAAATAAATTTATTGATTGTGATTGACATATAAAGGGTGCTCTATCACCAGATAAATCAAGTAAACATTTTTGTGGAATTTCCCAAACAGTTTTATATATTGATTTTAATTCTGATGGTATTTCACTTAATGATTGTATAGAACCATTATTTGCAATAATTTTTGTTCGAATTTCAGATGTCCACATATTACGTTCAACTAAATCTTTTACAAGATATTTATTAATTACAATAAATTCACCAGCTAAAACTCTACGTGTATATATATTTGATGTAAAAGGTTCAAAACATTCATTATTACCAAGAATTTGTGATGTACTAGCTGTTGGCATCAAAGCTATTGATAAAGAATTTCGAATACCTTTTGAAGCTCTTTCTCGTAAAGAATTCCAATCTAATGAAGTAGTAGGTTTTACATTCCATAAATCAAATTGTAATTTTCCTTTTGATATAGGTGAACCTTGAAAAGATGGATACCAACCAAGTTGTCCATATCCTAAATGTTGATATTCAACTAATTCTTGTGCTCTTTCAATAGAAGCTTCAATAGCAGCATAATAAATATGTTCAAAGATTTCTTTATTTAAATTTCTTGCTTCTTCTGATAACCATGATATTTTTAATATAGCAAATGTATCAGCTAAACCTTGTACACCTATACCAATAGGTCTATTTTTAAAATTAGACCTTGAACATTCAATTGTAGGATAATAATTTTTATCTATAAGAATATCTAAATTTCTTGCTAAAATTTTTGTATATTTTCTTAATAAATCAAAATTAAATTTTCCATCTTGAATAAATTTTGGTAATGCTAATGATCCTAAATTACATACAGCAGTTTCTTCAGAAGAAGAATATTCAATAATTTCTGCGCAGTTTCCAGTTAGAATTCCATTAAATATACCAGCATTATTCAAAGATTCAGTAAAGCAATAAGTATCATCATATCTTTCATTATTTACAATGCAAGTTACTTTTACAAATTGTTCAGCATCTCTTTGTGGTTCACGTTTTACAAATTTTAGTCGTTTAGGAGAAAATCCAAGTTCTGCTAGTTTATATAAATTATATGATGAAACTAGAATACGCCACAAAGGTTTACAATTATATTCTTTCTTCCCACCTCGTCCATCGGGAAGAATTGTAATTCTTTCATCAAAACATTTGGATACTTTACTTTGAACTCCCATAGTTAAAAGCATAAGTCTAATTTTATCAAGAAAATTAAATTCAACACTACAAATTTGAATAGATTCATTAGTTCCATTTCTTGCAATAGTTCCATCTGCATCACAAATTCCTTCAAACCATCTCATTCTAATTTCTAATGAATAATTAATAGGAACTTCAAACTTTGGAGGAATATCATCTGGTAAACATGAATTTAATCTACCCGAAGAATCTTCAATTCCACTCATACTTTTAATATCTAGAAATTCAATAAGTTTCTTTTTATCTCCATAAAGTGAACATGTGGGTTTACCATTAGAATAAGTCCCATCTCCACAAAAGAATCCATGTGTATAAGGATACTTAAATGAAGAATCCGTGAATGCACATACTGGAGCTTCAAACTTTTTCAGATTCATTTCTTCTTCAAGATTTTGTGCTTCAACTCTTGTAGAATTTTTTAAGGTTTTAGGAACATTATTAGAATCTTTAATTATAAATTTGTGATATGGGGTACATACTAGAGAAGCGCCATTACTCAAATAAACTTCAATTAGTTTTTGATTTTCTCCTGTTTTTTTAATAGTTGTAGCAGACCAGTTATCTCCATTCCACACTCGAACAGTTTGTCCTTCCAAATCTTTAATTTCAAAATAACCATTATCTGTAAGAATTAACGTTTCGGGCGCAACACAAAGGTTAGAACTTTTTATGACACCTAAATTTTGTTGATTAGATTTAGAATTTGCTGAATCTTTATAACATAAATAAGGCATACCAGTTTGAATTTGTGAATCCATAATAAGTTTCCATATATCAGAAGCTTTTATGCGTCTACCTTTTCCTTCAAATTCATATTTTGTATATAATTCTTCAAATTCAGAACCATATACATTAGATAATTCGGGACATTCTGAAGGACACATTAAAGTCCAATAAGAATCATCTTCAATACGTTTCATAAATAAATCGGGAATCCACAAAGCATAAAATAGATCACGTGCACGTTCTTCTTCTATACCTTGATTTAATTTTAAACGAAGAAAATCTTCAATATCTGTATGCCATGGTTCTAAATATATAGCAAATGAACCATTACGTTTTCCACCTTGATTTACATAATTTGCTGTATTATTATAAACTTTTAACATAGGAACAATACCAGTAGATATACCTTGTGTACCATGAATTTTTGAACCACGTCCACGAATATTATGAATATTTAATCCTATACCACCAGACCATTTAGAAATTTCTGCACAATCACTTAATGTTTCATAAATACCTTTAATAGAATCATCTTTCATTTTTAAAAGAAAACATGAAGATAATTGTGGTTTTTCAGTTCCAGAATTAAATAAAGTTGGTGTTGCATGAATAAAATATCCTAGAGATAATGCATCATATGTTTCACGAACTTTTTCAAAATTATTTTCATGTAATTGTATTGCTACTCTCATCCATAAATGTTGTGGTCTTTCATTTTTTAAAAGATAAGATTTTTTCAAAGTTTGAAATCCAAAATAATCAAATAAATAATCACGTGAATAATCTATCATAGATTCATAAATATCAAAATATTTTGTAATTAATTCTTTATGTTTTTCTGAAATTGTTGATATATCAAAACAATATTTTAAATTTGAAGTTTGTTTATGATAATTTGAAATTAAAATACGAGATGCTAAATATCCATAATTTGGATGATATCTTGATTGCATAGTTGCAGCAACTTCTGCAGCAAATTCATCTAATTTTGATGTTGATATACCATCTTCTAATTGTGAACATACTTTTTGTGATACAATATCTGGATTTACATGAGATAAACCTTGTGATAATTCACGTATTCTTTTTGTTATTTCATCAAAACTTACTAGAACTTTTGAACCATCACGTTTAGTAACTGTTAAAGATTGCATTTTCTTTTTTTAGTATAATAAAGTTATTTATAAGAAAATCCGTTCTTTCTAAAAGAATAATAAGAAATGTTAAAGAATACTTGTCAAACTAGGTAAGAAGAACACTATCTTTCTTTTAAACGAATTCCATTAAGTAAAATATACTTGGAGAGGAGAAAGAAGGTTAAAAAGAAAAAATCTAAATTTAAACCTTTTTATTAAAATAATATGGATAAGGGAAATGGACTTCAAAAAATTCAAGAATTTCAGAGTTTAGCTAGAAATTTTAACACATTTTATGAAGAAACTTTAGGTAAATTGAAAAAGATGACGATAAGTGGAAAAAATTTTACTGAAAAAGAATTGAAAGAAATTTTAAATAGAGCAAATACTTTTTTTGATTCTTTTGAAGAATTTAATAAATTTACGAATCCTACACTATCTCGAATGAAGAAAATAACGCTTTCGTCTTTAAGTGAATTATATGGAAGAATACTTGCACAAGTTTCTGAGGAAGAAATTGGTAAAATAGACTTAACAAAATTAATTCCCTTGGGCTTTCAATCGATGATTCCTCCTAATTTAGAATCTTCTCAACAGAGGGGAGAGGGGGGAGGAGGTGGTGGAAATAATAAAGCAGAAATATTAGGAGAATTGGGAAATCTTGGAAGAAAAATAGCGGAATTACAAGCAGAAGCAGAAGCAAGAAGGAGAGAAGCAGCAGCAGCATTAGCAGCAGAAAGAGAAAGAGAAACACTAGAAAGTTTATCAAGAGAATTAGCAGAAGCAAGAGCAGCATTAAACGAACAAACAAGAAGAGGAGCAGAAGCAGCAGCAGCAGCAGCAGCAGAAGCAAGAGCAGCAGAAGAAGCAGCAGCACAACAACAACAAAAAGCATTAGCAGGAGAAAGACAACGAGCAGACGCAGAATTAGCAGCAGCAAGAGGAGAAACAACACAAAGAAAAAGAATTATAGAAGAATTAACACAAACACTAGCACAATTAAACATACAAATAAGATCGGAAATTGCAAAAGTATCAGAATCATCTGGAAGAGCACAAAATTGTGAAAAAGAATTAGATAGACTTAGAAGACTATTTCAAGAACAACAAGATTCACAAGAAAGGTTAGGAAAAGCGTTAAAAGAACAAGCAGCAGCAGCAGCAGCAGCAAGAGAACAAGCAGCAGCAGCAGCAGCAGCAGAACAAGCAGCATTAGCAGCAGCAGCAGAAGCAGCAAGAGGAGAAGCAGAAAGAGCAAAAGCAGCAGCAGCAGAAGCAGAAAGAGCAAGAGTAACACAAGAAGAAGCTTCACAAGCAGAAATAGCAAGAGTAAAACAAAAAGCAGAAAGAGAAAAAGAAGCAGCAGCAGCAGCAGCAAGAGAACAAGCAGCAGCATTAGCAGCAGCAAGAGGAGAAGCAGCAGCAGCAGCAGAAGCATTAGCAGCAGCAAGAGAACAAGCAGCAGCAGCAGCAGCAGAAGCAGCAAGAGAACAAGCAGCAACACAAGCAGCAGCAGCAGAAGCAGCAAGAGAACAAGCAGCAGCACAACGACAACAACAACAAGCAGCAGCAGCAAGAGAACAAGCAGCAGCAGCACAACAACAACAACAAGCACAAGCACAAGCAGAAGCAGCAGCAGCAGCAGCAGCAGCAGCAGCAGCACAACAACAACAACAAGCACAAGCAGAAGCAGAAGCAGCAGCAGCAGCAGCAGCAGCAGCAGCAGAAGCACAAGGTGAAATAGCCAGATTACAAGGAGACTTACAAAAAAATAAACAACAAATGAAATTGGAAATTGCAAAAGCATCCAAAGCAAGTAGGGAATCAAGAAGTTGTCAAGAAGAATTACAAGCACTTTCCTTACTAGTGCAAGGAGAGCAAATAATTCAAGCAAGTTTAGGAAAAGCGTTAAAAGAACAAGCATTAGCAGCAGCAAGAGCATTAGCAGCAGCAGAAGCAAGAGGACAAGCAGCATTAGCAGCAGCAGAAGGAAGAGCAGCAGCAGCATTAGCAGCAGCAGAAGGAAGAGCAGCAGCAGCATTAGCAGCACAAGCAGAAGCTCAAGAAGAAGCAGCAGCAGCAAGAGAACAAGCAGCAGCAGCAGCAGCAGAAGGAAGAGCAGCAGCAGAAGGAAGAGCAGCAGCAGCATTAGCAGCAGCAGAAGG